GGCCGCCCAGCTTCTTGTCCCCGACGAAAAACCCGTGCACCGGGATGGGGTAACAGATGGTTGGGGATGCGATGGAGTTGGAGATGCCGATGATGCGCCCGTACTCGTCGATCAGGTAGACGCCCACCGTCTCGCACATGATCTCCTTGAGGTCCTGAATGGAGCGCTGCGAAGCGGAAAGGAAGGACGCGGTGAAAAGGGTAGCCTCCCGTCCTACGATGATCTCCACGCCGCCCAGGGTAGCGTTGCCACCTCCGTAGGTGCGCGGCGCGCCGGGTTCGACGACAGGGTTGGTCAGGTACGGGGTTTGTACCACCTTCGTAGAATCGGAGGCGGCCAAGACAGTGGTCCAAGTAGCCAGGACGTTCGGATTGGTGGATGCGATAGTGAAGGAGTTTTTCACACTGGCGGCGGAGAAGACGCGCTGAATCAGAAGTTTCTGAATCTGGCCTACTTCTTCGGGACAGTCACTGATGTAGATGTCGGTGATCTCAGCCCCTAAAGGGCATGTGCAAAGCATATTGCGAGATTTTTTTTCGTTAAAAAATGCCTCGCGCTTTGGCCCTTTGCGCGCATGAAAATATCTGATTATCCGCAAATATACATATTCTGATGAATGAAAGCAAATTTTTTAGTTGCGGCGGCGTACACCTGTTTGCTTTTGACCGCCAAGCCCTACCCGCATGGCTCCTGTTAAACAGTCCACTTCCTCATCGTGCTTCATCTTAGGGAATCCGAGTAGCTGCGCTTTGAAATCGTCCACCCATAGCTCGCCAATCGGGAAGAGGACGCGCCCGGCTTCAATCGAAGGCAGTTCGTTCTCCAATCGCTCTTCTTTCTTACCCTTGATGTTTTCCAGGATCACCGCAAAGCCTGTTTCCCTTTTCAGGAGTTGCTGGGTAGACGCGCCGTTGCTCTTGTTCTCGATGTAGACGCGGCTTCGCCTGTCGCAATGCACGGCGTGAAGGCGCTTAATGTTGGCGATAAGGTCCGGCATTCCCCAGCGGCCCTTGTAGAAGGCTGTGAGGTATAGGCAATTCTGCCACACGCGGAAAAACAGGATGCCGGTAGGGTCGTTGCCTTCTAGTTCTGCCTGACTTGTGGCTGTGTCGATGTAGCAGTGCACCGGAATGTTCGCAGGAATGCCTGACGGCTCGTATGATCGCAGCCAGGCGTCTTTCACCTTGTTGCCGCCCTTCTGTGTCGGTCGCTGCTGGAACATCGCCTCAAAAACCAGCGGGTTGGTTGCGCGCATCCCTTCCAGGCGGTCAAGGCTGTGACGGTCAGGCCAAAGCGCCTCTCCTGGTTGACGCGGATCACCTTGCACCTCTTCGTGCTCCTTTATGGCCTCGAAACGGACTATATGCCATTCATGTTTCACGCCGTCTTTCTTCTCATTGTCGAGCAGGTAGCCAGCTATATCGTCGTGGCGCCAGCGGGTGAAGGTAAGGCAGATTTGACTGTCGTTGTGTAGTCGGGTCTCCAGTACCGAATCCCACCACTCCTCCAACATGGCCCGGTAGGCTGCAGAGTTGACCGACGCGGCATCCTTGTAGGGGTCATCGACGATTGCAACGTCTACCTTGTTACCCGTTAGACCGCCACCAACGCCCACAGATATGAGGCTTCCGCTATGCCCCACGATCTCGAACTCGTCGGAGTTGCGCAGGTACGAACCATCGGCCACCGTGCGGATATTCTTTCCGTATAGGCGGGTGTCCGGGTATATATCCCGGTATTCGGGGCTATCGATGATGCGCTGAATGTCTCTGTTGAATTTGGCCACCAAGGTGTGATTATAGGCGACTACGGCGAGGCGCTTATCTGGGAAGTCTCCGAGCATCTTGGCGGCGAGGCGGCGCGTTGCCAGTTCGCTCTTGCCATGTTGCGGCGGCATGAACACCATTAGGCGTTTTATCTGGCCTGATACGAAGCGGTCGAGGACCTTGCAAAAGGCGGCATGATGCCAGTTAATTTCATAGTCCGGTTTTGTCCACGTGGTGAAGCCCAGGAGGCTGGTCATTGCATCCCGCTTGTGGCGCTCCACTGCGAGCTTGTGCAGCTTCGCCTTAATCTGATATTGCTTTGCGGATGCGTTCAAGGCGTTCGATTTCGGCGTCCAATTCTTCGTCTGTTAGGTCGGCGGGTGCGTTGCGGTTGAGGTTGATGTTTTCGGTTGGCGGCTCTTTGAATCCAAATTTCGTCTTTGCTACGAAGATCCAGGAGGCTGTATTTAGGTCGCCCTTGAGGCCCGCTTTCACCAACTTCTGCTCCAAGTAGTCTTCAATCCTTTTTATCGTCCGAAAAACAATTTCGTCATCTTTAAATTTTGACTTCCAATACGGCCAAATATCGCCGTACAACTCACAATCCACAAGCGCAGAAAGCAGATAATAACAGTCACGCTTTTTGCAGGCTTTTTCAACGCGTGCGAGCTGCTCCATAACTGCGTCATGGGTCCACTTTTCCGCGTTTGTATTGCCCTTCTTCGCTGCCATTTACAACTTCACTTTTCGCCCTTCCTCTACCCGCTGCGCATCCATCGTGGCGTATGCCCGGAAGTTCATCGCGGCGGTGATCGCCTGCGCAATATCCGGGTGCATCTGCCACAAGGTCGCCAGCAGGCTCCCGATGTTGGCGGGTGTTTCAAGATGATACCCCACTTCCGCCTCCATGCTCTTCTGCCCCTTGCCGGGACGCGGGTAGGCGATAAGCAGGTAGTCATACCCGTGTTGCTCGCATAGCTTGGCCAGCTTGCGCGTTTCAACCACAGGGCAGGGTAAGATTTTCGGTTGTTTGCTCATGCTCTATTTTTTCGACACAGGGCGAACAGGTGAAAAACTGCTTGCCCGACGTGTCCACGATTAAGTTCACATATGCACTCCCGGTGTCCTTCCACTTCTTTCCACACACCCCGCATTTGGCCCGGCAGGGTATCCGGGTGTTGGGGTTACTGATCCACTCCTGGACGGTGCGGAATTGGTAGATGATGCGGTGCGGTGTCATTCCTGCTCCTCCTTGCCGGTGATCGTCGCTGGATCTCCGACTGTGTAAAAAACATATATCGGCTCGACAATGGGTAGTAAGGTCACTAAATGGAAGTCTTGCTGCATCGGCTCATCAGTATTCGCGTAGAACATGAAACCGCCGTCTTGGGCGATCAAGATGCGGGTATTCCACATTTCAATACGGTCATCTTCAATGGCATGGGGCATTGGCTTTGCGCTCGATTCGGTGCGGAACAGGTTGATAGTCCACCTTGGCTCGTGCACCACCTGGTCGCCATACTTCTTGCGCACATACCCAAACTCCCCTATAATGTGCAGATACCCCTCATTGGCTTCTGTGGTGATTTTCTTCATTTCTTCACCCCGATATCTATACCGACACCAGCCTGAAACGCTTTCGGCCCTGGCAGGTATCCGGCAGTTGTGAAAAAATACTTATTCCGGTACGAAATGCCAAATATCGGCACAATAGCCTTCCCTGTCTGCATTCCCATCCATGCGCCTACTCTGTGAGCCTTTGCGGCTTTCGCGGCTGGCGCCGGCGGGCAAAATGGAATGATCTGCGGCACATAGGACACGATTGGCCCCTCTGCCACGATCTCCCAGCGATGAAAGTACTGTGGCGTGGTGATGCTATCGATGTAGGTGTGCTGCTCTACACCCCATTCAATTAGGTCGCCTTGCCCCTGGCTCCATGCGGCTTGCAATTCCGCTTCGAGTTGGCTGTACCGGTTGGCCAGCTCGGCGTACGCACTGGCGAGGCTGTCGGCTTGCTCCTGGCTGGTGACGGTTACGGTGACGTAGCGGAGGACCTGCCGTTCGGGGCCGGGCAAGAATACCGTGTCGGGCGGATAGGCGCCCTTTAGGCTGTCGAGGTTCACCGGCATGTATTTCACGACCGTCCGCACTTCAGGCTTCTGGCAGCCTCGGAACAGTAAAGCGCCGAGGATGAAAGCCGCGACGGCAGCAATGATGTATATCCAGTCTTTAGTTTTCATATCGCAAAGTTCATTTCGGTCTGTTCAGCCGGTTTTTCAATGTCGATTCCCAAGTCTTGCGCCGCATACTTGGCGCACAATGTCGTATAATCCGAAAACTCCGATTTCGTCAGCTTGGTAGTGGTCAATGGCTCCGGGATGTATTCCCCCGTTTCCGGCACTACTACTCCTGACCATTCCCGCACTTTCGGCAAGAACTTTTCTTTCAGGATAGCGTGGACCATTTCGAGCGTCCAGCCCGTTTCCGGATCCCATTGGCGAAACTGGTAGAGGATAGGCGACACTACACAGCCCCAATAGTAGTTGTTGGCCTGGAGGCTTCGCCGTGACCTCTTGCGCCTTACCTTCACCTCGATGTTCTTCCCGGCGAATACCTTAAGCAGGTCAGCCCGCATCCTTTTTGGAAGTCGGATTTCACCGCTTTCGGTAACTTCGCCGAGGTATATGAGTTCGGGGTCAGTCATTGAGTAGCGAGTCTAGGTAGTCGCC